AGGGGATTGGTAAGAGGGGCTATGGGGATCATACCCTTCAATATCAAAATGTTCCACATCAACTCCGCGCCCACAACCATAGTCCAGCACAGGGCCTTGGATGTTTTTATTCTCATAAAGCCACTTAGCAGGCGCGGAAGGTTTCGTGCGTCCTATCGCTGTTGGATGGTAATCATCGGCTGTTACTTTACCCAATTTAGATCTCCACTGCTAATACATACTCGAAAGGACTTCCCGCATCCTCCTCTCCCCATACTACAGGTCACATTCACTGTTCCTGAACTGGATACTTTGTGTGACATTTGGTTGCTACAATGAGGACACACAACGGTAACTTGAATACTCATACTATAAACGCTCCCCATGGGGTAAAATAACCCATAGTAATAAACATAAATCCTGCAAAATTCTCTTTCACATCTTTAAGACAATCTCTCATTAAGGCACCATGCCTATGAACCACAGAACATACGTTGCAAAAATGCATCCGTAGGCAGCGGCTCCCAGGCCCAAAAATGCGTACATGAGCCTTACTAAAAGCTCCTCATTAACTTCAATCTTCATATATACCTCGTTTGGTTGAATTCTAACTTTGAAGCTCTATTATAGCATACTTTGACTGCCCTGTCAAGCCCCTGTCACGAAATTTTTAGGGCTTATCGTGTCTTTTCATGCCCAGGAGACCATATCCCACTATATCCTGGTATGGATTCTCCTCAAAGGCTCCTGGGTCAGCGGCTATACGAAATAGTTTGTCTAAAATTCTAGCGATTGTAAGTAAATCATCATATTGCTCTGGCTTGATTCCGTCAGGATACATCTGTCTAAGACATTCTCCACTCTTGCCAAAGGAATCTCCGTAGGCTTTTTGTTTCACCTTAACAATTTTACCTACAAACTCTCCCATCTTCCCAAAATCATCAGTCATAGTGCTATTGATCCTAGTCCTTTGTTACGAATTACATTGTATACGTATGCTTTAGGAATGTTAACATCTTCCACATCGTTTACTAAATACCTGGGTCCACTCCCACATCCCATTACTAATTGATCGTATATAAATCCTAATCTTTGTAGTTGCTTCTGCGTTCTCTCCCTAAAAGCTTCTGGCCTTCCAGTTACCAGGATAATACGATAACCCTTCTTGTGCCACTGCATTGTTCTCTCTGCTGAACCAGGGAGTGGTCTAGCATGGTTCACCGAAATAGCAAAGTCCGATTCAAATCTGAATAGGACTCCATCTATATCACAAAAGATAGTTTTGTTCTGATCTAATTCTAATTGTTTCATCATCTTCCTCAATATGTGGTCTGTTTTCTTTGATCACTGACTGCGTGACCTCTACAAACTTACTCCGAATCCTAAAATCTTTAAGATTCTTACTTCCTGTGTAAGACATAGCTGATCTAATGCCTTCCATTAATTCTTCTACAACCTCCTGTGTGCTACCCTCTGGTCTTGCGGCTACTGCGGTAGAAATCCCCTCTGCATTGCTGGCATATCCACTACAGCCAATCCTCGCAGCCTTGGAAGCCATCCCTCTGAACTCCAGAGTCTGAGCAGTGGAAACCCATTGGGGAGTGCAATCGGTACCTGCCAAAAGCCCTCCAATCATAACTGCATCTGCTCCTGCTGCTAACGCTTTAACTGCATCACCGTAATATTTAATTCCTCCATCAGCTATGATGGGGCCAGAATCAGCACAGTTTTCAATAGCTGCTAATTGAGGATAACCACAACCAGTCTTGATACGTGTAGTGCAGACTGATCCTCCTCCTACACCAACCTTAACAATATCTGCCCCTGCACTAAATAGCCTATCGGCACCACCACGTGTACATACATTTCCTGCAATCAGTGCGCCTTCCCATTGTGTAGCATTTTTACGAATATAGTCTAGAGTTGCGACGGCTTGCCTACTATCAGCATGAGCAACATCCAAACAAATGTTAATAGGAAACCTTTGAGTGTTAATAATCCTAATGATAGTATCTATCCTCCGAATGTCATTAACGTAGGTTCCAACAGCTAGAGTTAGTGCTGGGTCTTCCTCCCATTCAAAATCATCCCACTCCGTCTCCTCAAACCATTTGTGAATTAGATTGTGAGTAGCAGTGTGGGACATATACCGATGTATAATTCCGCACCCTCCTAATTTACGCATTTTGTGTGCCATCTTCGTACTACAAATGGTATCCATATTAGCAGCGAAGACTGGAATATCCAATTGCATCTTAGATGATAGCTCAACCCTAGTGTCACAATCGGATCTCGACTCCACATCACTGTAATTGGGGACAATTAGTACATCATCAAAACTATAAGCCCGTTTCATGCAAAAAGCTCCAAAATCATCTAAACTAGGTCAAACTGACAAAATGGCAGGCTCAGATTCGTTTCTAAGAGCCTTCGACCACCTAAAAGGTATCAGAGTACCTCTGAATTTATCGTATATCTTCATATTATAGTGATGAGTGCGGTAGGACTTGAACCTACGACCAACGGATTAAAAGTCCGTTGCTCTACCAACTGAGCTACGCACCCTTTAGGTTGGAGTATACCACTGGTAACAAACTGTAAGTTCTTCATCTTTTAAAATTTCTCTAGTGCTTATTAAGTTAGCGCAAACATTTGATTTGCATAAATAACAGTTAAAATCTTTATCTGCGTGATTAACGAATCCTCCCAAGGGAGTTCTGATGAGACAGTCCTCAACAAAATGATGAGATATCCCCATGTCTGTACCTTCGGGTATAGAGGATGTAGCAAATACACCCAGTCCATGAATAGCAGAAGGTTTGATTGTTAGGTAAGATGGTAACGGTCTATACATTATACTGGTAGGACGAGTGGGAGTCGAACCCACACCTGTACGGATTTTAAGTCCGATGCCTCTGCCAATTGGGCTACCGTCCCTTTATTTTCCGTATAAGACAATAGGCGAGCCACTTCTTTTTATCACTCGCCAGTTTATCAAACTTCATAGTGTTATAAAAATAACTGTATCCCGATTTGTGTGGGAAGTTCTTTCTCCTGTGTTTAATGAAAGCCAAAGCTTCATCTTTAGTTTTGAACCTCTTGAACTTAATTCTCTTCGCTTTTTTCATATGGAAGCCTATTACTCTACTGCGGTGCCATCATTAACGACCTTCAACTTGGTAGCCTCCTCGTCAAGGCCGAGAAGTCCTTTCATTTCAATGATAGCCGTTCGCATCTCATCTTGTTGCTCTTTATAACCAGCCAATTGCTTTTCCATACCCTCAATAGCTTCTGAAATACCTTCATAATTTTGCTCGTATCCTTCCAAGGCTACTGCAACATACTTTTCCATACCCTTACTCTTCTTCATATTATTATTCCTTAAATGTTAAATGGTAGCCCCAACAGGACTTGAACCTGTGACCTCCCGCATATAAGACGGCTGCTCTAACCAACTGAGCTACAGGGCCACATGCTCTATTATAGTATGTGGACTGGATATTTTTTTAAAAAAACTCCCTCTGGGCTTACCGTACCAGAGGGAGTGGGGGGAGTCATGTCGGTCCTAAGGTAGCGAAATTATTAAGGCATGGTCTTCCCCGAATTTTTCTTTGCTGAGATCTTATCTTTAAAGTCTATAAGAGTTAGATTGCCGTCTATTATCTTAGGAGTGTATAAGTCTCCTTCTTTAGAAGGAAGTTTTCTCTCCAATAGAGCTTGAGCTACTATAACGGCTACTTCATTCTTAATAAACCTTTTAATATTCCTGGCCCCATACTCTTCTGAATAGCCTTTATCTACAATAAAATCCAGGAGGGCTTTATGTTTCTTAATAGGAATGTTATGTAAAGCCAAAGATGCAATCTTCTTTACTTGATCTCTAGTAAGAGTGTTGAAGAACATGTAATTGTCGATACGGTTCATAAACTCCGCAGGAAACTTTTTCTTGACAGACTTCTTAATCTCCGACTCTGCACCTGATACACTCACTGTATCATGTCCAAATCCTAACTTATCTCCTACCGCAATATCAGAAACTCCTTGGTTAGAAGTGAATATAAAAATGGACTCTGAGAAGTCGAGAACTCTGCCCATATTATCAGTGCATGTTCCATCATCAAGAAGAGATAACAAGAAATCATAAAATTTATGATGAGCTTTCTCGATTTCATCAAACAGAATAACCCACCTGTTAGACACCTCTGCCTTCTCAGCCATAATACTTTTATCGGTGTGCCCCACATAACCAGGAGGGGATCCGATCAACTTAGCATATTCGTGGGAAGAAGCATACTCAGCACAATTAATTTTCCAAAAATTGCCACTGTACTTTTCCCCTAGCAGTCGAGCTAATTCAGTTTTACCAACTCCTGTGGGGCCAATAAAGAAGAATGAAGCACTTTTGTAAAGAC